TGCCCTAGTATCAAATAACTTTATATCTACAAATATATCAAAGATAACAGCGATTTTGTACTCGTTAGGGTAATCAGTCGCCATAATCTCAAACGCTTCTAATACGTTGCGAAAATCAAGCCTAAGCGTGTATCTCTTGCCATTGTGTACAAGTTTGTTGCTAAATTCTTGACCTATCATTTTTTACGTGCCAGTTTTCGTGATCTCTTTAAAAACTTCGATGTTTTTCTTGCGATCGTTCCTGTAAGATATGGAACTGTCATCAATAACATTTCCTTTGCACTGTTTTTATAAAATGTCAATAGCTTGTCTGTGTTATCTTCACCAAAAACAATATGGTATAAATAAAGGATTGACCTGTCATATTCCTTTTGTGCTTCGTCTAATCTCTTGTAATAATCTTTAACGCTAGACGGATCTTTTCCTTTTAGCTCATTAAGTCTTGTATCAGCTTTGACAAACTCTGCGTTATATTGGCTGTATTTACTCATTATATCTTCCAAATCCATATAATGCTCTAATACTTCGCCATTGACTTTAATCTTGGACTTTAATGTCTTGTTTCGTTTAGCTTTAAATGTTCCAAACATTGTTTATTCTCCTATGCTAGTGATGTTACTATTGCTTTTCCACCTTTGATTGCTAACGTGCTTCCATCTACTTCACAAATCGCAATCTGATTACCTGTTGTCGCTGTGATGTCAGCAGTACCATTCCATGCAGTCCATCCGACCGTCAAGTCATCGCCATAATCAGGCAAATCAACGCTTGCTGCTGTCTTAGAAACATATGAAGTCGCTGATAATGCAGGGTTTACATAAATCGCTGTATCGCCTGATCCTGTTCCAGCTACTGATACCACTGTAATTGATCCGAGTATATCCCCACCGCTTACAACTGGCTCTTGGCTTGAATGAATATCAACCGCAATTGCTGAACCATCAGTTGCAGCACCACCGAACTCTGTATTTATAACCATTGTCGCATCTTCATATAAAATAGTAGTAGTTGCTGGTGCATTTGTTGTATATTCTATTTTGAAATCTGTCACAACGTCACATAGTAGTTTGTATTTCTTTGAAAAAATAAAGTCTTGTGCAACATCGCCAAAAACCCTAACACCTGTTAACGCTACAATAGCTTGTTGCCCTGTAACAAAAGTTTTAGCGTTGCCACCATTGCCAAGAAATTGCTTTTGCAAAACAACTTTGTTTAAATTCTCATCGAAATTCTCGAATCCCTCACCCACTACCGCCCATGTTTCGGTTGAATCTGGTGTTGTGTTTACTGATAGCGTTACTTTATGTTGAACGCTTAAATCTGAACATGCCATTTATTTTCTCCTTGTTTTCGGCTTAGATACTGGCTTAATAACTTTCTCAATTACTTCATACCCTGCATCTTGCCACATTTTTAAATTCTCTTTTAATATCTTTCTGATTCTTTTGCCTTTTTTAACTTCCATAAATTTTCACCTCTAATACCATTGTGTATATGTAAAATCCGTCTAATTGCTTTGTTACTTTTCTAGTCGAAACTGAAACGGATATGTCATAAACTTTGAAATCGCCTACACAGAACGTTTTATCCTCTATATGATCACCGATTAAGTCTAATTCATCCATGCATAACGCTTGATCTTGGCTTTTTCTAAAGAAAGTAATATCTTCATTATATTTTTTCTTTTTCGCCAAATCATAAGTAGGGGGTCCCCCATCAGGTTGCATCGATATTCCGCCTGCTTCGGGCAAATTGTCAATATAAATTGTATCTGTTAATGTCAGCGCTGTTTCTATGTCTGTTTTTATTGCTAATAATATCTCTTTTATCATAGTTTACTTTCCAATGCTTTCTGCATGACTTTTTCGACGTCTTTAGCGTGCAACTTTTTTGCCTTGTGCGCCCATCTCAATGATGCCTTAGGGTTTCTATCCTTACTTGGCGTGCCGATATAATACATTTTACGTGCATACTCGGTTGTCCATTTCAATTCGCCTTTTTTAAAGTCTGAATCACGTATAGAACTTTCTTTCAAAGCACCGCTGTCAAGTCTTACATAATCATTCGCATACTTTAACATCTCTTGCGCTCCAACTTCCATCGCATATTCGCTTGCCTTTTCAATATCTCGGCTAACTTTCGATTTATCCATCGTCACATTGACCTTTATCATACGCAACCCAATGTATAGTGATGCACTCTATCATGTTCCTTTGGTGCATTCACGTGCTTTATAACGTAATCCTTGCCACTAAATACAATTACATCATCAACATCGAATGTAACGCCCGTTGGTCTACTATTTCGTACATCATACATAAACTTAGCATTGAGCATAATGTTATCATTGAAACTTGATCTGTTTAAATCTGTCTTTTCTCTTGCTCTAACCCTAGTCAACGAAGTGCTTGAATATGTCGGCTTTCCAAAAGCGTCTGTTCCTGTCACTTTCTTCAAAGTCCAACTATCCTGCAAGTCTCTGATTGGTATCGGTCTAATCATAATCATCAGCTCCAAACAACTCGTTGCATGGCGGATATAATAAGTTAGTAGGCTGTAAAAACATTTCGCTTATTGTACTAAACGGGATACCGTTGATATACTTGATACCCTTTGAGCTGTCACCGCCACCATCGCTATAACTGAAATCATCGACTTTAACATTGCCAGAACTTTCGTTATTCAACACATAAACACCACCACCGTTATAAATGCAATTAACCTCATAGATTGTTGCATTCTTAATAGCTGATTGTGTGGTAGCGCCTAAATTGTCAAAACCTAGTACCGTTATCTTATTGCCGCAAATATAATCAATGGTAGTTTCTGCGATCGGCAATATTTGGTCGAACTCCGTTTCATCAGGCGTATCAAATACGTTGCTATATTCTGCATATGTTATAAACATCCAAATCCCCTTTACTCATAAACTACAGTTACGCCTGCGTTTTTTACTCCATCATCTTGGGCATTTTTACCACTAGAGAGTTGAGCGCTATATAACACGCCCAAACTCTTTGATACGATCGATCCCCCACCTTCGGGGAATCGCTCGGTTACAAAATCTCCAATAGTTATGCCATCATATTTGTCTACAATAATGCTGCTGTTGTGAAGTTAACTGTATCTTTAACAATCGCTGCAACTGGTGCACGTTCTTCGGTAGAAACCGCAAATCCTGCATCCATAGCAACATAAACTTCTAACTCATTAGCAAAATCACTCTCGCCACTTCTATCAATAGTCATTACTGCACCGCTATAAGTAACCGTTGATGCACCAAATGCGAAAGTAGACAATACTGTATCGTCCGAATCTTTTTTGATGTATAAGTTACCTGCATCGCCTGCCTCAACCGCTTCATCAAATGTCAATGTAATACTAGCTAAATCAACTAGAACGCCTGTTGCTCCGTTAACTGGTGTTGAGCTTACTAGTGCAATACCTATATATTTGATTCTTGCTGCTGTTGAAACTGTCAAGATGTCACGATATACCATTCTGCCTTGAAGTGCTGATGCACCAATGTGAACTCCGTCTTTAATATCTTGAACGCTTGGTGTTACTGCCCATTCATCAATTGATTGCGCCCAAGGTGTTCCGAATACTACAAACTCAACATCGTCAGGTAGTAAAGTAGACATATGTACGTCTGCCCCTGCAATCTTACCAATAACGCCTGATCTGATAAGTTCCGCACCTAAGTTTCCTGCTGTGTCTGCGAATCTTGAATCCTCTAGCAATACGCCCCATGTATCAGCAGAAATAATAACTTTAACCTCTGCAATTTGGATGCCTAGTTTTACAAGCTCTTTTACACTGTCTTTGATTGATGTATAAGCTGTTGAACTAGTAACTGCAATCAATGATGTTTCTGGTGTACCTTCCATGAGTGCATCAATAGCTGATTGCTCATATTCCAAACTTACAGAGTACCCTGCTGAATCCATACGTTGAGCAACTAAATTGTCAGGAACTGCTGCTGCTTCATAACCGTCAATAAGCTCGTTAACTGCTTTTTCTTCACTAATCAATACATCAAGATATTCTGTTGCTGATGTTGAAAGTGCAACGCCTGTTGAGATATTGTAATCTTGTACTAATACTTCACCGTTTCTAACTGGAATCTTAACCGATCCTGCTTTTGGTGATCCTTCGTAATCTCTACTAAATAGATTCCTAATTAGTGTCTTAGCTCTATATAGTTTTACAATCATATCCGCATAACGTTCTCTTAGTTCATGTGTTCCGCCTGTACCTTTTGGGTTTGCCATTTTTTAAATCTCCTCTTAATCTTTAAATACATCGGGATGTTTTTCTTTCAGTATCTTTTCAACTGCCGTTAATCCCTTTGTTGTTGCTTTCATCTTTTGCCCTGTTTTGGGCTTAGATTCTTCATCGTCTTTTGGTTTGATAAAATCTTCCACATCGTAATCGTCTAGCAAATCGCTGAATGTTTCGCCATCTTCCATGTCGCCCATGATGTCCTTTGCGATCATCTTAGCCATACGCTTTGAAATGCCTAACGCTTCCACTTTTGAAATGTTACCGCTTAGAATTTCTTTAGCCTTGTAAGACTTATTCTCATTCTCTAATTCTTCGATTCTTTGTGTAATGTCATTATCAACTTCTTTTTTCTCTGGTGTGCTTAGTGTTTTATACTCATCTGAACCTTTAAACTCTTTAATCGCTGATCGTTTAGCTTTTGCCTTAACTTTGCCTACCAGTTTATCAATTTCATCCTGTGTATAAGTCACTGCCTCATTTTCAAGTTGAGTATCTTCCGCATCTGCGTCTTGTTCGTTATTAACGTTAATATCGTCTTTTGCCATTTTTATTATCTCCGTTTAAAGCCTGTCGGCTGTATATTCCGTTTATAGCTCGTCAGCTTATTTATTCATGGATTGTATATCTTTTTTAGTCCATGTAAATTTCTTCTCATTTGGCTTTTTTGCGCCTTTCCCTTTTTGTAATTGTTCAAATATTATCTTTTCGGCTTTTGTCATTGCTTTATTACCGCCTTTACAATAGTGTGTTTTTTATCGCCACCGTATATAATTTCTTTAATTTCCAATTCTACACCTCTTGGCATTAAGAACTCAGATTCTCTCTTCATCCTAGAAATAGGATTTATATATAACCCTTTCGTGCCTGCTGGTACGTCTATTTCAACAACTACATTCTTACCCCTGAAAGATTTACCATAACTTTGCTTTGTACTTGTTGACATATAACCGTTATCTTTGAGCGTGTTGCCTTTTAATAACCCTTTGAACGTGTCGTCATCAACACCAATAGCTCTATACACCTTGATATTTTCTTTCAATGTGGTGTTTTCTAAGGCTGTGTCAAGGTGTTTCATCATGTGTTTCGCTTTATCGTCTAAATCATCAAGTACGCCACTTCTAAGGTTTGTATTTGTTCTATATCCAATACCTGTGTAATGATCAACTGCTTTTGCTTCGTCTAGCGATAATCTGTCAAGTAAGTTCTCTTTTGTAAAACCATTCTTTGCTTCAAATTCTTTCAATTCCGTTATCTTTTTATATTGCTTATCTTTTGCTACGCTCGCAATCTTAGGCTTTTCTACAATCTTTGGTTTTTCTATCGCTTTAGGCTTTTTAGGAGTCGATTTCGCTTTTACTTCTTTCGGTTTCGCAACAACTGGTTTACTTTCAGCTTTTTTGAATTTAGGCTTTTCAAGTGTTTTAGGCTTT